CTTAGTGGGTTTTCCACACTTGGTAAAGACTCCCTTCCGTATTGAGATATACCACCATTTTGCTGTGATTTATCATCTTCGCTTTCGCTTTCGCTTTCGCTTTCGCTTTCGCTTTCGTAAGGAAATGTAGAGTTTTTTGTCGGATATTTTCTATCTTCAAATGATAATAATTGAGATTCATTCTTAGTATTGTTAAATTGATTGCCTAAAAATTCATTTACTAATGTTAATTTTTCTTGTGAATCAAGATCTTCCAAATATTGTCTAATTTCCAATAGAGTTTCTTCTTGAGCGTGGAGAGCAAATTTTTTTTTGGTAGTTAAGTTACTACACAATGAACAAATAATACTCTTCGTTTCTTTTATCCATGCGTCTGTACCAAGATCTTTGATTCCTTTATTTAAATCTATTAAATCTAAAAATTTACATGCTACTTGGGCAACCTGCATTATTTACTTGTAATATATGCATAAAAAAATTGATAAAAATGGTTAATAAATAAACAATAAATAAAACAAGAAATGAATGTTCAAAATACACAAAAAAAATCTGCGGTTGAAATAGGTATGTGTGAAAATCAGTCATTTAGGAAAACAAAAACCCAAAAAGTAAAACAACAACTTTCGGTAAAGGAAAAGGATCAATTATGGAATATTTTTGAAAATGAGAAAAATAACCATAAATTTGATATGGAAGAAAATCCAGAGTGTGTATACACTACTTCTAAAGAAGATAATTTGTGTGTTCAGTGTAAGAGTCCAGTAATGATAATGGATGAAGGATTTCCCACCTGCACAAATAGAGATTGTTGTATTATATATAAAGATACATTGGATTATTCACCAGAATGGAGATTCTTCAATCCAGAAGATAGGAATAGTAATGATCCTACCCGGTGTGGAAATCCGATTAATCCATTACTTGTAGAATCTTCCTTTGGTTGTAAAATTATATGTAATCAAAAATCATCATATGAAATGAAAAGAATTCGCAAATGGACAGAGTGGCAGTCTATGCCACATAAAGAAAAGTCACTATACGATGAATTTCAATTTATTACATTGATGGCACAAAACTCAGGGATTGCGAAAATGTTTATAGATGACGCAATGGTTATACACAAGGACATATCAGAACAAAAGATGTTTAGAGGGTTAAACAGAGATGGAATCAAAGCTGCATCAATCTATCTTGCGTGTCGTATGAATGGACACCCGAGGACATCACACGAGATAGCGGAAATATTTAATTTAGATAAGGCAAGTGCAACAAATGGGTGTTCAATGGCTGTAAATATACAACATAATATTGAAAGAAATAGTGAATATACAAACGGTAATTTGTGTTCTACCCAACCCATTTCATTTATTGAACGGTTCTGCAGTAAGTTAAATTATAATAATGAATTAATAATGCTGTGTAGATTCGTAGCTAAAAAAGTGCATGAAACAAATATGATTACTGATAACATTCCACAGGCGGTCGCGGCGGGCATCGTGTATTTTGTGGGAATAAATTGTAATCAGCCCATATCTAAACAAAATATAAAAACAATTACTGGCGTTAGCGAGGTGACTATCAATAAGTGTTATAAGAAGCTTGAGCTAAATAAAAATAACTTAATACCGGAAAAAATATTAAACAAATATATCTAATATATCCAATGTCAGAACATGATGAAAGTTATGGCTGGTGGGTAAATGAATCTTTTTTAATGAGTATTTTTGGTAAAAAAAAGAAGAATACACCCGATAAAAAAGAGGGAGACGAAGCTACAACAAAATTATTAGAAAAACTGGAGAAAGGAGAAGCAGAGGGCCAAAACAGGTAGTTATGCAAAAATATCGTTAAACGAATTAATAAAAAATAAACCTTTTTATTAATGAACATCCCCAAGATTATTTTCATTGTTCCGTATAGAAATAGAGAAATGCAACAACGATTTTTTCATCATCATATGACTAGTTATATTTTAAAAGATATGAACAAAGATGACTACGAAATTTATTATATTCATCAAAAAGACACGAGACCATTTAATAGAGGAGCAATAAAAAACGCGGGCTTTCTTGTAATGAAAGAAAAATATAAAGAAAATTACAAAGACATAACCTTTGTATTTAATGATGTGGACAACGCCCCGCTATGCCCAGATATTTTTAATTATGAAACAAACAGAAACGAAATAAAACATTTTTATGGGTTCAAACATGCTTTAGGTGGTATTTTTTCTATAAAAGGGGAAGATTTTGAGAAAACGAACGGATTCCCAAATTTTTGGTCTTGGGGATACGAAGACTCTGATTTTCAAACCAGATGTGTGCAACGGGGTATCGTAATTAATCGTACCGAATTTTTACCAATATTACACAAAAATGTGCTATTGATGCACGACGATATTTATCGGGTTGTAAATAGAAAAGAGTTTGAACGGTCTACTGTTACAAAAGAAGGATACACGCAAATTACTGAGTTAGAATATACTATTAACGAAGAAACAGGCTTTGTAGATATAACAAATTTTAAAACGCCGTATATACACGACATTCAAGGTGATAAAGTGTTAGATTTAAGAAAAGGTGGAATACCATTTAAAAAAGGTAATAAAATGAGTATGAACTTTTTGTAGTTATATTACTGTTCCCGCCTCATATAATTTATAAGTAATGCCGATCTCTCCATTTGACTCCCAAATCCCTGAAATTTTAATAATATACATAGAACCGGAATCAAGGTGAGAATGGGTTTCTTTGTAGATTTTCATAAAACCACTCTCTATTTGTTGCTTTAGCAATAGTTTTTTTCTATAGTCTCTTTGTTTATTATTGGAATAAAAATCAAGGAGTCGTTGTTCTAATAATGCGAGATCGTTAGATGATTGTATATTTGCAGAAGAGGAATACACAAATTTCATATTTTTCCTATGTTGTACGACTTCAGTTGTGTAAGAAGATAACGGAAAGTTAATATACAGACCATTCATTGTAAAATTTGCATCCACAAAGTTTATTTTTGTAAATTGTCCATTAGACATTATAATATTGGTTTTTGACTCTAACAGACCTATGTTTAAACTGGATATTTGATTCAATGATAATACTATATTCATATATGTAGTAACAAATTGCTTTTATTTTATTTTTTTTATATTATTATTTAGTTCCAAATATAAAATAATGGTAGATTATTTTGTATATATAAATTATATGTCAGCAACTTTAGATTTAAATCCAACGCGGGTTGTATCGTGGAAAGGACTTACCATTAAACAAGTAAATTCAAAAATATTAAAAAATGAAGGCCAAGTTTTCGGCAATAAGAATTTTTTCAGAGCGAATCCTGTAAAATTACCCAGAAGAGAATTATTAAGTGCCTCCAATACTACCTGTAATAGTAGAGTTTCGGTAAAAATAGATAACATTAATGCACCCGGCGGAACTACCAGTAATTCAAGCGGATCTAATATAGGTAATTCAATTTCTCTTACAAATGAAATTCATGTTCCCAATAACAGCTGTGAATATCCTGGAACTTGCAATACATATACTTCTCCTGTGGATAATGCAAGGCGCCGTGTTCGTAGTAGTGGAATGGTTCGTCAAAAATATCACGAAACGAGCAATAATAAATCATATCACACAAATACAAAAGAATATTTACATAGCAGAAATATGACTTACAAACAAAATCAATTAGTTTTGTCTAACCCTGATAATACTTGTTTCAAAACTCATTATTCTCCCAGCAATGAACAATTTTCGGTGCAAGGCGCAGTTTCTTCGGGTGATCTTATTACCAGAAAGAGATACAACACAATCACTGATTCTGCAGCCTCTTATACAAATCCGCTTGGACGAGATGTTGCAAACGCACTGTCTTATGGTGTTTCATCTACGGGATACACCAAAAAAGATAAATTAGGTTATCCTATGAAAGTAACTCCTACATTCAGTAAATATTCAGATGTAATGAAGCGTTGCAGCGTAACAAAACTGACAAATGCTATTTAATTTATAACTATAACTATAAATATATATTATAGTTATACACCCAATCTAAAACCGTCCATTGCGGTTAAAAGATGTACTTAAAAAAACATTATGTTCAGGTGTAAACGATAAATGAGGAATATTGTGCTTGTTGCACCAGTATACGCACTTTTCTGTATTTGCCTGAATCAATTGATTAATTCTTTCTTGTTTATTTTTGTTGTGCATTAAACATAATGTATAATGAATGTTCTCTATTTGTTGTTGTCCAAAGATAGCATTATACTCTTCCAGTTTTGTTATAAATATATTTGAAACGGGGATAGTTAAAAACCGGTGAACGTGTTTTTTACTCTGCAACATTTTCTCAAATTGAGTTTCTAAAATATTCAAATAATAGGTATTTGAAGAAAATATGAAATTTTTGCAAACAATGTATTTTTCGGAATTTGCATAGCGACTTGTATGTGGTTTAATTATATATACTTTTTCATAAAATGCTGATAAAATATACAGTAAATCTACTGTGTGTTGCATAAAACAATCAAATAATTTTAATACAAAACAACCTCCTTTTTTTTGCATACACAATGCAAAAATGATTTGAGCAAATAGTAATCTGGTAATAGATATTTCTTGATTATTAAAATCAACAGAAAAATCGAACCCTCCGTCTGCCGTAATTATGTCCATCTTATTACTATATTTTTCGACACAATGTTTGAGATTTCCCATATTTAAAATATTACCGGTTCCGTCTTTTCCATATTCCAGTTTCACATTGGGGTTTTCTTTCAAAAAAGTGTCTGCTCTTTTCCAGGAGGGAACATTTACCTCGTTATCGGCATCGATTAATGTCATTCCGTGATACACATCATTCTTGTTTTCCCTCGTTTTCACAAACGCTTCGATAAACCCGCCCGGTCCCTCGGCTAAATGAAAAAAATTCATAGGACGGTTATCGGTATTTAAATCAAATGTGTGTATAATTTCTATCATTTTAAAAAAAGATCGTGATAATGGAACTATTTTGGATACACTTTTCTTTTTAGATGGAACATTACTGTGGATATATTCATACGGGTTTGTATGTTTTTTGTATACATCCCATTCCTTTTCATTTGGTTCTATTTTTTCTTTAATTTCAGATAGGTAAAGAGATAAGGAATTCGAAATCGATGTTTCTGGAATGCTATCATTATCTGTATATTGAATATGTTTGATAACTTGTATAGGTATCTTGGGTAATAAATAATAGGACATACATTATTTATTATATAATATTTATATCATTTATGTTATAGCTAATTGATTTATTTTAATATGATTTTTTTACCTGTTTTTCTTGGCATTTTCTTTTTCAGTTCTTTCAGTTCGGGCACTTTTTCTTCTTCAACTGCTTTTTCTTCTTCAACTGCTTCTTCTTCTTCTTCTTCAAAATTCATTACTGACTTAATATTGGATATATCTACATTTCTTATTTTCTTAAAAATATAATAACGATTTAAAAATGATATAGTTTTTTCTTCAGGGGTCATATTGTGAGCAGTTCGGATATTCGATTTCAGATATTTGTTATTTTGAAGCTCATTTTCCATATTTTGATGCATTTTTTCAAAAGTAGCCGATCCGTCTGGCAAATTCATTGATACCGCCTCTTCGTGAGGTAGTAATGTAAATCCATAATTTTCCATTATTCTCTTTAAGAAATCATATTGAACCAAATATTCGCGGAAAGTCTTATTAATGCTCTCTTGATATACATCGATCGGATACCCAAGACTCAAATGGTCATCGGGTAAACTGGTTTCGTCGTATCTTTTTGTGATTTCAAAAATCTTTTTGCCGTTTTTCATAATAATATAAGGTTCACCGTTATTTCTATTTTTTAATAAATTGAATACTTTATTGCCGTCATACCCAGTTGCTATAAAATAACCACCCATTTTGGTACATTCACTAATATTTTTCAAAAACTCGTGTAAAACTTCTTTCTTTTCGAAAAAGTAGTGGATGGAAAATTGACAAGAACTAATGTTAAACCCGTTTTCAGCAACACCATATTGATTATATACACCTTTCCCCAACAACAGTTCATTTTTTGGTCCTTTTCCAAAAATACAATTAGCGACTTGCTTTTCTTTTTCACTTTCGAAACAGTCACCTGATTTCATATTTTTCCCACTATCACCATTAACAAATAATGCAGACGGCATTCGTGCATATTTTTTATTTAGGTTTAGATATCTTGCACAAGCTCCATCTGTGCGGTTATAAATATTGTCTTTAGAAATATCAACACCAAATACAAACTTTAACTTGGAATGCCTCCATTTTTCCAAATCCCCCGCTTTTCCTACACTGTAATCAATCAATATATCATTGGGAGAAGATACATTTTGTATAAGTTTAGATTTGATATACAAATTATGAAAATCTCGCAAAGACCGAGTATTTGTTTCCAAATTATTGTTGTTTCTATTATAATACACTTCTTCGTCGTTGTTTGTCGGAATATCCTCTCCTGAAGATATCATCTCCTCCGTAATAGGATTATGTATAGAATACCAATTACTATTTGCAACGTGGAAGGCATTACCATAATTAGGGCTTCCTGCTCTTAATTCGCTTGTCTTATCATACCGAACACGGATTGGAATCCATTTCCAGTATCTGTCATTTTCCTTAACATATTTAAATTCTACAATTGTATTTTCTTCGAAAAAGTCACCGTCTTCGGTTGTAATATAGTTATTTTCTCCATTGTTCTTCAAATATATGTTACATAAATGTGCTTCTTCATCTGCAGGACTGGTAGGATAAAATGGGACCGGTTTGTAAGTATTGGTTTCGTCATAATTATTGTAAGAAGGCATTTTGTCATCATACATATCTTGACAGGGATTGATATACCCGTGTTTCTTTTCATCAAACCCGCAACGCAAAATCAAAGTTTTATACTGTAAAATATTTTGCGAACTTTCATTATTGGACCCATCTTGGTAAATACTGCGAATTAAATCCTTTCCAGAGCTATCTTTTTTAATACTGACTAAGAAATCAACCGTATTAAACTCAGGTGGCTTCCATTTCATAGAATAAGACCAACTTGTTTTAGATGTGAGGTTCATTTTTTGTCCGGGAGATGAAGCACCAACGCATAGGTCAGAAGGAGTAAAAATTAACCCATCTGTTTCGTATTCATATGCATCATCATTTATTGTGGATAAAATATCTGCACACGCTGCAAAAATAGTTTTCTTTGAATGTGCACTGCTAAAATTCTTCATTTTGATTTTAAATTCCACTGCTCGTTTATTTTTAGCAACCACTTCTCCGTCTTTTTTGTAATCTAATATAGAATATGGATTTACTACATCCACGAAATTGCTCAATGCATACATTCTTGATATCTCCGGTTTACTATTTTCATCTGTGTGTTCCAGATAAAATGGATAATTCATAAAGTTTTTGTTATTTACATAATAAACATCAAATGCCGCAAATAATTGTATAGGCTTTCCTTGTTTATTTGTTTTAATAAATTCACCATCAACAATACTGTTGTAAATACTCTTTTCTTTCGTAAATGTTCCTGTAAATAATACATTCATATTGGTATCAATCAAATATATTTTTCCTTCGTGATTGATGCACATTAAATATCTATCGCCATCCGCTTTGTCTGTTACCGTATAATTAGAACGAATATTGGGAACAATTGTATGTTCAGTGTGCTCACTAATATTTTCAAGTTGTAATGTAGAAGAACTCGGGCCAAGAAAATCTCTGTTTCTTGCCTTGTAAATACCGTGATCGTCTCCGTGTATAATGTGTAAATATTTTTGTAAAACCGAAGTTTGCTCTTGATAAGAAATTGGAAACTTCGTTTTTTGTAACCCACTCATCACAATTCGAATGCATTTTTTTAAAGATTTTAATAATTCATCGGGTTTTTGATATAATGGTTCCATACCAACTTTGTCGTTATCAACTTCCAATTCTATTTCAAAACTTTCCACATTGGTAAGGACATTCGCTTCTTGAATCGTATAGGCAGGAATGATAATATGTTTTGTTTTCGACGAAGACTTGACAATAGTAACATCTACAAAAATGGGATAGTCTTCATGATAAAATCGAACACGATTTAGTAGACGGAAAGTTTTTAGAGAATCTTCCCACTTAGAGATGATTTTTCTTGCAATAGACGTATGAACATTAAAGTCTTTTTCTGTTTGAAAGGCAACACGGAAATTAAACTCGTCCATATTAAGTTTGTCGATTCGTTTATTATCATCTGTCATCGCATTCATTTTCTGTGTGAATTTTAGTTTTTGCATTGTAGTTGAAGGAATATCAATCAGTTTTTGGATACTATTTGTTTTACAATACTCTTCTATCATATCTGCGCCGACAATTTCTGCACGAATGTTAGACATTTTTGTCCTACCAGTCTTTGGATCAGTAAATTGATTTTGAATTCGAAGCATTTGAATCCCTTCGTCGTTTTGTGTTTTAAACCCACAGCTATACAAATATTTAACTACATTCATATAGTCGATTTTTGAAATGGGCTTGGCAATTCTTGGATTTGTTCCAAAACGGACTTCCAACTCACCTTTATTGATCAAAGGATTGCTTTCTAAATAATGCTTCACCATTTGTAAAAAACTGGTAACGTCTTCCTTGGGGGTTTTATGTTTCTCATTCATTATTAATAATATATATAGTAATTTATATATTATTTTTAAATTATCAATTTTTTATACAGGTATGAATGTAAACTGAAACAACTCGGTTATCGGATTTTACCGCATATTTAATACCAACTTAACGACTCGCTGATATAAGCGTATAAATCCGGTTTTTTCATATTCGGAATATCAATTAAATTAGTTTTATAGGCAATATCTTCCAAATCTGTTACCTTATAAGAAGAAATTGCACGAATAGGCCTGATCCAACTATCCAAACAATAATAATCTGTTTCAATTTTGATTAATTTTTCTAATGACATTGCTTCCAATTGAACACTATACCGGTTGTATTTTTCTTGTTGAAATAAATAAGTGGGAGAATCCTTATGATAAAAAAATTTCAAATAAGACGGCTTTTCTTCGTGCAAAATATAAACATTGATCTTTTTCATAAAACACAAGGCAATAAAATTATGAAAGTTAGTATCAGTCACACTTGTATGAAAATCACTCATCATATCTTGCGCAAGGGATTTTGTCATTTTCACAGACGACTCTTTTAATTCTTTATAATTCGACTTTACATATTCGGATGCTTCGTGTTTAATTTCAAGTTCCTTTACACCATAATTTCTCATTACACATAAATACTGATCATATCCATATGCTGCAATATAAAAACACCAGAATAGTGTGTCTCGCTGTTTGGGGCGAAAATACTCAGGTTGCTTCTTTTTTACTACAATATCTTCGCATATTTTTGTCTCAACCAAGTTGGGTCTATAATAATACGGTTCAAACTCTTGTAACTGAAATAAAATATTTTTAGACTGATTAAAAAATATTTTATTAGATATGACTTCCATAGCTATTTGTTAATGTCATATTATCTTTATTACCTTTTACATTAAAGTATGTGTTCTTAAAATCTTCCTTCTGGCTCTCCAGGTTATTTAAATTTAATTCTTGATCATCAATGTATTCCATATACTTTTGTAACTTGTCAACAATACTATTTTCTAAAAACGACAAATTAATAAAAATGCCACTTTTGTTTTCATTTACTTTAATATCGCTGTCAATAAATATTTTTAAGATCTCAAGTTGATGGGTTTTATTCAATTGTTCTATTTTGGTTTTGAGGGCTTCTAAATTCTTATTAGTATTCTTCATTTAAAATAATTTACCTGATATGTTTATATCGTTTTTTATTATAGATGTTTGATTTTACTATTAATGAATATATTTACAAAAAAAAATATATACATCAAAAATTAGTAACAGACTATTCAAGTATGTTTTTAATCACACGCGTTACACAACAATATTGCGAGTTTGGGACTTCTTATTTAGCAACCCTTGATAATAATGAAATATATGAACTCGTATTTTATGACAAAAAAACAGATTTATGGTATAATTATGCAGAAAAATACACATCTAATTGTATATGTTTTTAATCCTCTGCCAAATTAATCCTTGGTTTCAGCTTTCGATCTTCATTTCCTGTTTGATAATCAATTAATTTTGCAATTACACAAATAAACGGGTCATTTAACTCAAATCTTACACCAATGGTGCTTGTTACAATATTATCTCCCTCTTTTACATTTCCAAATATTTTATCATTATAATGATGATCTCTTGCAACAAATACAGTTAATGGCATATTATTTTCTCTGTCAACAACTTCGCCGTGAATGCCTGCCTTGGTAATCGTTTTGACTTTACACTCGATATTCATCCCCTCTACAGGATAACAAATATAACACTCAAATACCACTTGGAATTCAATAAAATCACCGTTCACGCTTCCGGACGAATAGGACATAATTGTACAGGAACCGGGTTTTATATATCCCTCGGCATTACACTTCCCTTCTACTTTTGATGACAGCGCTTCTTCTAAATTTTTTTTCAAGGTTGACCCGACATGCGTTATATGCAACCCTATTTTCATAGTTAACATAGAAGGTGTATACACACCAAATATCTTCTGTTTGTCTTGATTCATGTCTATAACAAATAGTAATATATTTTTATATAATTTATTAAACTATATAAATCAATTTTTTACAGTTAGCGCTGACTAATATTAGATACTGCTGCCGATTCGTTATTAAAAAAGTATTTTTTCTCGTCATTTTCGTTATAAAAACGAGTTAATATTTCAACAATAACACCTAACCCCGTTTTATAAATATCACTGGATTCTTCTGTATTATAACTTTGTTTATAATCTTTATTATCAACATATGGATATTCTTTCAATAAAATATTTAATCTTTTCAATAGTTCTGTTTTTGCCAAAATATCAACGCGCCCTCCTTTGTTGTTTTTTGATTTTAAATTCATAATTTTGATTTTAAATATAGGAGTTTTCTTATTATAACCCATAAACCCAACCAACGACGCAGTGTTTTCATTAGGTGTATAATATTTATCAGATAAGGTTTCTTTTAAATTGGCTATCTCTAATTCAAATGCCTGTTTCCACACTGATTCGCCCTTTTTTTTCGTAAATAGAAACGGCTCTCCCTCTTCATTTGCAATAGTAAACCCTTGTAACGCACCATTATCCAATATATAATTGTCATAATACTCTTTCAAGATTGTTGCATAGGGAGATATGCTTTCATCAAACAATGGACTATATATAAATTTCAATAAAAAGATTTTTTCATTAAATGACAACGATTCTATAAAATGATGCACTCCGTATTGAGAAAGTAAGGTTTCTTTAATAAAATGATTATTTTTCAATTTGTAATATACACGCCCGTAGTGTATATACCAATCTTTTTCTGCAGTTTTTAAACCGAGACTTTCATAACCTTTGTCGTCTAACTTATTTTCATTATAATACGTTGTATTTGTCAGCTCCTTTTTAATTTTTTGTAATTGTTTTTCTTCTTCTGGGGATAGTGTAATAGCCCGGCTTTCCAATTCCTTTTTAATTTTGTTATGATTGACCGTTTTCACATACTTTGCTCGTTGTATTTCTATTGTTTTCATTTTATCGTCTAACTCTGTCATTATTTTTCTGTATTTTTGTATTGTTTTTTCATTATTATCGGACTGAGTTTCTTTATTACTTTCCGTTATGTCTACTATATTGACAGTGTCGTCCTTCAAATTGTTTTCTTTTTTTTCGTTATTTTCTATGGAGGAAGGAACTTGCAATAACAATTTATCTTGTTTATAATCCAACGGCGTCGTTCTTTCAAATATAGATAGGTTCTCGTCTGATATTTCATTTGGTTGAAATGCGTAATATTCATCGGCGTTTATCAAATACCCTTTACGGTTATGTTTATCTACAAGATAATCTTTTTTATTTTCGATAAAAATAGACAATGCAAAATAAATATGTTCTTCCGGATACTTGTTTTCCAGATTGATTAATGTAAATAGTTCGTCTTTCTTATAAAATGACTGTTCTCTATATAACTGTCTTACTCTTTTTACAATGGACGAATAATTCATTTTCGCATAATTGTTTGAATAATTATTAGAAATCAGATCCTCCTCTGTAATCGTTTGATTGGGCCTACACGTATATTCACAAGTATCCATATAATCACATACACTTGAAAATGGTTTGTCCCCTATTTTAAACTTAATTATTTTATTACTGGCTAATTTAATATCAATCTCTGTATTGGCTGCGATGGATGCTAACTTGTCTACTGTAAAATTCGTTTGTTCAATGTTTAACAAGCAATCTACACTGGTTTCTTTAATTAAACGACTTACCTTGCCTATCAATTTTGATTTTTTTTCAGCAAATCTATACACATACATGTCTGCCGGTTCTTTATCATTACTCCCCCTTGAGCCGTGTAAATAAATTTCAACGTTTCTTTCTTCAAATGGTAACCCACAGTGACTTAAATTACGAACGGCACGGCCAATAATTTGTTCAAGACGATTTAAATTATACCAAGGATCTACTATATGAACCTGTCTAATAAATTTAAAGTCGACTCCTTCTGCCGCCGCTTTTGTGATTAAAATAACTTTAACATCTTCTCCGTATTTATTTGTTGGATTAGTTACATATTTTACATCCTCTAAATTATTGGGTGAGTATTTTTTGTCTCCAGTAATCATAACATATTTCGCTTGTTTAAATTGTGCACTGGGATCATCTTTTAATAATTCTTCCTTCGTTTTCATTGTTAATGCATCAATTGGCTGAGAGTCAGTATGTTTAAACAATGATCTCGTGTAACTTGCAGACCCGTATCTTGCAAACCCCATTTCTTCTAACGCAAGGGATATTGGAACAACCCCGCCGTCAATATAGAAAGAATAGATAATAATTGGTCCAGTTGAATTTTTAATAGCAGTGCATATCTCAAATATTTTTGAACTATAGTTCTTGAGATTATCCAAGTGGAAAATATTACCATACTTTTCTTTAATTTCCGGTTTATATTCGTAATCATACCGAATTTCATTTGGTTTATATTCTGTTTGATAACTCATTACGCGACTCAGACCCTTTTTTCCAACCATAGAAGACAACAAATCCTCTTTTACTGTTTCCGTTTCAGTAAGATTATCAAATGTAGGATGAGGGAACACCATATTCAATGATTCTAATGGCTCTTTTAATAATGTGTATCCAAATGATTCCATGTTCTCGAATGTAGGAATATTATTATTATTATCTCCTATCGATATTTCATCCGATTTTATTTGAAAGTTATTAATAATTTTATCATACACCTTTTCTTGATAAGAACTTAATTGATCAATATACACCGATAAATGTTGAATAGGTGCATCTATTTCTTTATTATTTAGCTGCGTTTTAAAATAACTGTCACTTCTTACTACTCGCTCACTATCAAACTCATCTGGATACACACGGAACGGGAAGCTATATGGGTTCTCGCCGCGAATGAAACTTACATAGCCTGTTAATTTACGAATAAGAAGGTCTTCTCCAGATTCTATGTTTTCTGCCACATTGGCTGGTCTAAAATCACCATCTTTGGTAAATATTTGCTCTTCTTTAAGTAAACTTCGATTGTCAACGGCATTCAATAAATTTGTAATCCATACAATTTCTTTGTAACTGTTATACATCGGTGTCGCGGATAGCAATAATAAACGAATGTTTTCTGCACGTTGACAAACATACATCAGTGTTGCAGCTGTCTTTTTCGATTCTTTATTATCTTGTAAAATTCGGAGATTATGAATTTCGTCAATAATAATAAGACGATTATCGAATATTTTTTTAATTTTCTGTTTTTCTATCTGTTTTTGTTGTTCCACGGTTAAGCCTTCGTCCGGGACATAAATTTTCTTTTGGATAAAATTACCAAGTTCTCGATATCCCATAAAAATATAATACTGGTTGATTAATTGATTAATCTGAGAAATAATAGTTTCTTTGGATAAATTCATTGACATCGATGGGTTAATTTCTGCGATTAATGAGTTTCCTACACAAGTATGTAGGTTCCATATGCCGTTTTCTAACTTTAATTTTCGTTCGTCAAATAATTGTAAACGAAAGTTGCTTTGCACATTTGGAGAAGCGATAATCATAATTCGTTGTGTTAAATGAACCTGTTTCATATAATTTCTCATTTCTTCCGCAATACCAATACCAGAACAGGTTTTTCCAGTCCCTAAACCGTGATATAAAAGTAGTGAATTATAGGGGGTTTCTAAAGACAAAAAATTCTTTACAAAAAGTTGATGTGGCATTAATTCAAATCCCTTATTACAAAACTTTTCAGCAGCCTTCTTTACGTCTTTTAATTCTCCATCATATTTACTTTCACTAAATTCGCGGTGTTGTGCTAATTTTATATTGAATTTTGGATCGTCTAATAATGGATACAAAGACGAATCGTCTGAATTAGTTTGTAAATAGGCATTTTCTGCCTTTTCTTTCTGAAGTAAAAATTCGTTGTAGTCCTTGCTATCTTTAACAGGTTCAATGGGAATGATTTCCTGCAGTTGTTTTTCTTCTTCGGTTAATTCAATATCTAATTCAGGGAAATCTTCATTTTTTTCGACATCTACAATGATTTCTTCCTCTTCTGGTTCGTCCGCTTGGTTGTCATTCTCTTGTTTGATCTCATCTTCCACTTCCTTGCTAAGATTTTCGTTTTCTGTTGCCTCTTCCTCATCTACTGGTTCTTCCTCGTCTACTGGTTCTTCCTCGTCTACTTGTTCTTCCTCGTCTACTGGTTCTTCCTCGATGGTCAATCTATTGATTTCATTTGTTAAAAGAACCAGTTGTATAATTAATTCATCTTTTAAATCGCCATATTTTGCTTTAAAATTGCTTCCTAACTCTTGTAAACGGCCATTCAATGCTATAATTTCTTTTTTTATTATATTATCTTTCGTTTTTTTTAACTTCGTAATATACTCAATATCCTTATTTAATACAGAAATAAGGTCTTCCCCATAATGTTTATTTTTTCTTTGCACCACAACCATTTTTATACCATTCAGTTCTAAAAATAATTTAGTTATGCACTTATTAAAAGTAGATGAATTCACATTTGTATCGCATCTTTCACCGTTTTTGCAACGTGAACGTTTTCCCTTCTCATTTGGTTCACAAGATGGTAAATTATTCTGTTCAATGTTAATACTATTAGGTTGTTCCCATTGAACGGACTCCAATTCAATTGGGTGAATTGCGATTGCTTCATTAACAATCGCTTGAATGGGACTAACCTTTTTCGTTTTATTATTTGTGTTCTTTTTTTGTTTTACAGACATATATTATACGATATATATAATACATATATACTATTTAACTATAGAAAAAGCGATATGTCTTTAATGTTTTATTAATTTTATCTATCATTCTTTTTTTTTCTAAATTGTAGGGACGAATCTTATTTAAACAGTCATTAAAAGAAAACCATTGCATATCACTTACCTCACTTGTTTGATAAGACATCATATCTATTTTATTTGAATGATTACAAAATGCGACATAATATTTATGCTTATACGATTTATAATTTGAACCAGTAAATATTTCTTCAAAGGGTAATATATTTTGTATATTAGTTAAATTATGTGTTTTAATACCTGTTTCTTCTGTAAATTCGCGTAAAGCACACGCAAAATCCTTTTCTTGGAAATTTCTTCTTCCTTTTGGAAACCCCCATTCTGGATCATCCCAACACGACATAGAATTACTTTCTTCAACTAACAATTGCAAATCATATTCTTTATTGTTGTCAATATAAACGCCTGATTTTAGTATGTTAAATTTTTCTTGACTGGAACTTTCTTCTGCTTTATATTGCGATGACATTTTTTCATTGCCCCAAATTCTTTTCCATATAACAGGAAATTCTTGGTTTAGTAAATTATCTTTCTCGTGTTTTGTCATTTGGTTTAGCATATTTAATATATAAAATTTATTTGTAACAGAATATTTTCCTCTCATAAAATCAATAAATCCCAGTGTATCTTTCCTTCGAATAAGTAAATACTGCAATTCTTTATTCAATATACGAAAAACGATAACTCCAATACTTGTAATAGGCAATTTACAGTGGTTATATAAATGTCCTATCTTGCCACAATTATTACAATAATACTCATTCATCCTGATAAAATAAATTAACTTATCTTTATATAATTTAATAATTTTCTATGAGTTTTGATCCGACTATTTGGGGACCTCATTACTGGTTTTTTCTACATACAGTGGCTGAATCCTATCCACATAATCCTACAAGTATAACCAAAAAAAAATATTATGATTTAATCATTAATTTTCCACTGTTTATTCCAAACGAAGACATAGGGAATAATTTTAGTAATATGCTTGATAAATATCCCGTATCTTCTTATTTAGATTCACGAGATTCTTTTGTAAGATGGGTTCATTTTGTGCATAATCGAATGAATACTCGTTTAGGAAAAGAAGAAATGTCAATGGAAATAGCTTTAGACAGGTATCGAAATTTATATAGACCTAAAAAAATATTACTACAGGAAACGATAATGACGCGAAAACATATAATACATTTTGTATTTATAATATTTCTCTTTATAGTAATCTATTTTTTATATAAATAATATTCTAATAATACATTAAGTAATACATTAAGTAATGCGTTTTGAATTAGTCATCATATTAATTACTGGTTTAATAGCAGGAAATATTTATACTGACAGTAAATATATAAAATATGCACTATCGAAGAAAAAATATTTGCAAATGAGTGGTGTAGTGTTTGGTGGAATATTGATTTTGTTTTTATTCAAAAAAAATCCAGCACACGCAAAAGAACTGGTACAAGCATCAAATGAATATTTTAAATACCTACCAATAGATAAAAGCACCAGTAATATGATTAGTCCTATTTTAGACTTTACAAACAAGCATAGTTTTGCAAACGACGCTAACTACGAGCAACCTATATTACCTATGTCAAATCAGCAAAAACAAACACAAAGGGTAATGAATTCGGGAAAAAAATCGACAAAACGGTCTGTCAGTGAAACAAAAAAGAAGTTTGTTGGGTCTAGTCAAAACTGGAAATGTGCAAACTGTAAAAACCAATTAAATGCGTGGTATGAAGTAGACCACGTAGTGAAATTGGAATATGGAGGGTCAAACCACGTAGATAATTTAGTAGCAATGTGTAGAGAATGTCATGGAGAAAAAACTGCGAAGGAAAATATGGCGAAATACATTTAAAATATAATATAATAGTTTTATATATTTTAAATGGCAAACGAAACAAATGTATTTAAATTAGATTATATAAAATACATACTCATACTATTAACCATTATATTAATACCTATTATGTTTGAATTTGCTATACAGAACAGAACGGTGTTTGACAATACTTATATGTATGTAGTATTTTTAGTGTTTGTTCCCTTATTATCGTTATTAGGATACGAATATTTTATAAAGAAAGGAAAAGCGGATTCAGACAGGGTATCAATGTATTTCGGCGTGTTTCTATTGGGACTCTTGTTAGTCAGTGTCTTTTTTTCCCAACTGGCAATGTATAAAACTACTTTTACATACTTGACTTATTTTCTCATTGCTTCATTTATTGCGATAGCTGTTGTTACATTAGCTATTGTATTTTATGCATTTAGCAATTACTTTAAATCCCAGGATGGTATTGCGTCATATATCCTTTATTTTATATTTTATATTCCGTGTTTAGTATTAGATTTTGTAAATTATTTAATAAAAGAGTTGGGATTGACAACTACCCCTATTTATGTATTACTTGTCGTTGAGTTAGTTCTTATTTTATTGTATGTATATATTCCAAAATTATTGAATCAACTGTCAAAAAAAGAAGGTTATCCGGTAATAGAGGACGCCGTTTTTTTGGATAACGAAACGAATTATTCCTTACACAATGAAGTAAAATTGGACTTAAGTAAAAAACTAACGAATTTTAATATCAATCCCACAACCGATTCTGATGGAAACGCGGTGGGTGGTAATGGAAACCGATTTAATTACTCTTTATCTATGTGGTTGTATATTAATAATTATGATCATATAGAAACAGAAAATATTTCTGAAACAAATATATTGAACTTCAACAATGGATTACCAAAATTAACTATTGCGAATAGTAGAGAAAAAAGTAGTCAAATTTATGTGTATTATTCAAATAATCAAAAAGATACTGTAAATATAGACATTCCTTATCAGAAATGGAACAATGTTGTGTTTAATTATTTTTCAACTCACGTAGATATGTTTATAAATGGAAATTTAGAGAAAACTTTTGATTTTAATGATTCCAACTATCCAGATTATAGTAAAAATATTTCCAACGAAATTATCGTGGGTGGTGAAAATGAAATAACTGGAGCTATTTGTAATGTTCGTTATTACAAAGAAAACCTGAGTGAACGAAAAATAGTGAATTTCTATAACCTGTTAAAAAATAAGAACCCACCTACATATAATCTGTAAATATGGTATAGCATAATAATGGAAACTTTTGACAAAGTGATACTGTTTTTATTTCTGTCTGGCGTATTATCTGGAATTATGAATTATTATTCTCAAGACTGTTAAATTTAATTTGTAACTAATTATTATAGTAATATGAATACGTTTGCCTTTATTTTAGGAATAATCCTTGTATTATTGATTTACATCTTATATAAATTTTTTACACAAAAAGCTACCACTCTCGTAGAAACCAGTAATTTAAACGAAACACAAGATGCTATTACAATTAAGAACAGTCCTTCTTCGACTCGTTATGCATATGGAGCTTGGATTTATATAAATTCGTGGTACGGCAGTGCGCCAAAAATAATATTCAAACGTAATGACAATTTGGAATTGGGTTTTTCGGATAACTCTCCTGTATTAAAATGTAAGGTGACCAGCAGTTCTGGATTAGAGGAATTTGTTATTACCAATGACTTCCCCCTTCAGCGCTGGACACAGGTAATCGTTAGTGTAGACAATTCTTATTTTGATTGCTATATTGATGGTAAATTGGTTACTTCTGTCAAAGTAGCAACGCCCAAACAACCTCAGCCTTCTGCTACTATGAAGTTAGGGGGAGGAACCATATTTGATGCATATGCTAACAAATTTCAACATTGGGACGAACCGATAACGCCACAATCTGCTTATGAATCATATAAAGCGGGTAATGGTCAAACATCTACTTTCCAACAACTTTCTGCTTATGGATTAGATTTAACGGTTCTCAAAAATAGCGTAGAGTTACAAAGATTTAATGTTTTTTAAGAAAATCGTTTTATATGAATAATATATAACGATTAATGAATACTCAGCCGATTCAACAAAATATACAGTCGAGTTCTAGCAATATTGAACAAGGATATAATAGCATGAAGTCGTCTTTAGATAATACAATTAACGCTTTTTCTCAGAAGGTCAATGAAAACGCAGACGCCAGTTCGAGTTTTCTATCAAGCAATACTATTATTGCCAAATTTGCATTTATTGTATTAATTATTATTGTCTTTGTCATCCTATTAAATTTAGGAATTGTTTTCTTATCTTCTCTTAATGGTCCTAGCACAAGTCCTTATTTAGTAGATGGTATGATTAATGGAGGGTCATCTAAAATAATTACACAAGATCCGAAAGACCGAAATGCTGTTCCGATCAATCGATCAAACAATGAAAGCAGTGGTCTTGAATTTACATATACTATTTGGTTGTATATTGATGAGATAGGCCAAACTGGTGGTAGCACCACTCCTTACAGGCATATTTTTAATAAGGGAGACAATCAATATTCAGACAGTGGTGTTGCCTTAAACAACGGCCCTGGATTATATTTAGAATCCAATGCTGCAAATAATTCTCCTGAAAATGCCAAATTGTTAGTGGTAATGGACTCTTATAAAGGAAAAAATGAAATAGAAATTGATGATATTCCTATTAAAAAGTGGGTATGTGTTGCTATTCGTGCACAAAATACTGCCATCGATGTATATGTAAATGGGGCTATTGCCCAAAGAAAGGTATTAGATGAAGTTCCGAAACAGAATTACTATAATATCTATGTTGGACAAAATGAGGGATTTAAGGGGCAAATTTCTAATTTAAGATACCACAGCAACGCATTGAATATTTTTGAACTTAAGCAAATACTTGAAAAGGGTCCTAATTTAAATGCAGATATTTCTACTACAGGATATTACAATTATTTGTCTAATCTTTGGTATTCTACAAAGTATTAGTTCTAATTACTCGTGTTTCGATATATATTTATATATCTATACATTATAATGTCTACTGACGATGTTTGTTCACAAAGAAAATTATCGATGCAGTTTAATATTCCTCCCAGTAGATTAACAATTCAATCTCCTTATGATGGGACAGTTACTCAAGATCAATTGAATATGCGAAGAAAAGTAGAAATTTTAAAATATAATAAAAATGCCGGTGGAAGTTCTTCAAGTCAAAAACAAAATTTTGCAAGAATGGCACGAGGTAACTATAACATTGATAAAATTTCTTGCACAGCTGATTCATATAACCCAGTATCATCTAAAAATTCGGGTATTCCTGGCCCAGAAGTATTTTTATACGAAGATCCGAATGTTCCCTTATACAATTATCGTTCTAATACGAATATAGGAGCTATTAGTGAAACAATAGAAACAACCGAGTGGTCCGCCTATTTGAATACAAATGTAAATGTAGCAGTAGACACAGATACTACTTTTGCTACTCTTGTGATTCGAGATGTTATTTCGCAGGCATCTCTTGTTTATTCTTTAAATATCCCGATTTCTATCAAAATTTCTGGTTCCAGTTTTTACACCGATACTTCCGGTTCGATTATTAATGTGAGTAGCTTTGTAAACAATACAAAATCGTATTATAATAATGAATTAAGCACACAGGCTATTAATAGCTCCATCCCCACAAGTTCTTTAAATATTAATCTGCATCCAACTGTCGACATTACTACTTCCAATAATATTAGTGTATATAGCTTTCAAGCTGTTATATTTTTAGGATATATATCTGTTGCAAATTTTCTTCTGTATACATCTCCGGGTAATGTATATGAGTTAAAACATAATTTTACTTTAACCAAACAATTAGACTTGACTACTAATGATATAACTTATACAAACTCGTCTCAAACAACAGTAATTAATTCTGTAGATGTTGGATATATAATAAACGAATCGACCGACACGACTCGTTCCAGTTTTGTAAATTGTGCGATAGAAGGAACAGATCCTACTGATAATGCTTCTTCCAAAACATTCTCTATTAGTGATTCGGTCGGGAATTCTTCTTCTATTAATTTACTTGCAAGCAAAACGACCGTTTTTATAGTCACTGTAGCAGAAGGAACAAACAGTTTCGGTTCTGGAAATAAATACTATTTAAATAATTCTATTTCCCCTTCTTTAAGTTTTACTACAGGCACTACTTATAAATTTGATCTATCAGACATTTCAAACGAAGATCATTCTTTATTGTTTTCCAAAACATCTGACGGTAGTCATAATTCAGGGGTTGAATATATATACGGCATTACTTCGGTGGGAACACCAGGTGAAGCAGGTGCATCTATATCAATACTTATAGATAGTTCTACTTCAACCCCCTTATATTATTATTGTGTGTATCATTCCGGTATGGGTTCTACTATTTCGAAAACAACAACCACCGAAACCAGTAGCGATGGATCGACCACATCCACTAGTTATTAATCTGTAACATAGTTTGTTTTACATTTTCCAAAAATTGAATCGTTTGTTGATTTGCAGTAACATTATTACACTCGATAAAATTTAAATCAAATACAAACTCGTCATACGTGTTGATTATGCAATTATATATGTATTTCAACTCGTTTAAAACTTTATTACAATGTTCTTTCTTTTCATTGGTAGGAGTTTCTTGTTTATAAATGATAGGATCGAATAGTATACGGGGATTTTCAATACTTCTATCTACAGGAACAGTCATTCGATTCTCAATATAATTATTGAAAATATGATAATATCCGTATATTTGTAAAATGAATTGATTATAGTTTTCAATATCATAAATATTACAATATACAGGGGTTTCATTATTTACAAACGTTTCTAATACTTCAATCACTTTCAGGAAATCGTCGGTTACTTCAATCTTGTAGGTAGTATTTATAAAAGCATATTTTAATCGTTCCAACTTATTTTCTAAAATAATTACTTCCTCATTATACTTTTTTAATAGATCAATCCTATTCTGTAATTGCTTTACAGCCTCTTCTTGTGATGAGTTCATATAATTATATATACTTAAATAATTATACAATTTTAACGAACTAATGCGTAAGTGTATATCTGGTAAAAGTTGGGTTTAAACATAACTTTTCTTCTGGGAAAACTTGTCCAGATAAACATTTATTTGCGTCAGATACTTTGACACAGCCTCGTTTACCTTCGTATTCGCCAACTAAACACCATCCATCTTTCTTTGAACTAATCGGTTTTTGACTTGGGTTTGAACTACTGTCTGGTTCAGGGTCGTCATTTACTAACTTTGAATTATTTAAATTATCAGAGGTTATATCTAAAGGGTTAGATAATGATACTTTTGCTTCATTAGAAACTCCGTCTTTACTTGCGTCCTTTAATATGTGACCAAATGTTTGAACCGAACCACCTGCAAGTTCTATTCCTGTAGTAGCTACATCGGTTGCCACATCCGCCGTTTTATCGATAATAGTTCCCGCGGTGTATCCAAATACAGAAAGAATTTGTTTTACTAAAGGACCAAATACGCTCACGATATTTTCTAATAAACTACCCACCATATTTAATAGATTTATTCCTAAAAATGAAAGTATTAGCATGAATATCAGTATGGAAATTGTTAAATTTTTACCACTAAATATACCAGGTTGTGGCGCTGGTGTCATTAACGGTTCATTGGTTAAATTGTCTCTATTATCCATAATATATATATATTACTTACTTTTTTAATTTAGGATAATTAAATATTTATTTAAAGCATTTAGAAATTCGTTGTTAATTCATTTATTAATTGTAATATAATTATAATGAAGCTTATGATTGAGTCTATGTTTTTTATTCTGTTTGGAATTACATTTCTATTTATTTTGCTATTGATTTATCATTTTAAAAATAAAATTACTGTTTTAGAGAAAAATGTAGATACTATGTTTGAGATTTTAAATAATGTTGTTGGTGATTTAACTAAGATGAAACAAATTACCACGTTTGAACAACAAGGCGGTGTTGGTAATCTACAGTATTGTGTTAATAATCAGGAAGAAGAGGAAGAACAAGTATCTGATATAGACGAACAAGAGCAGCCACAAGTGCAATTCTTAGAATCTGAGGAAGAGGAAGATTCTGAGGAAGAGGAAGATTCTGAGGAAGAGGAAGATTCTGATGAGGAAGATTCCGAGGAGGTTCAAGAAAATACAGTCAAAACGATTTCGGTAGATTTAGATAATGGAATTGACGGAGCAGATCTGGAAGACGAAGAGATGTCTGAAACTCAACAGGATGATGTGGGTGAGATTACAGGAGAAACGATTCCTATTCTGGAAGAAGTGCAAGAAATAAATATTGCAAAAGTGGATATTGAAACCGCAAACCTAATGGATAGTTACAAAAAGATGCACGTTCAGAACCTTAAAAAATTAGTAATGTCTAAGGGGTTGGTAGAAGATGCTTCAAAAATGAAGAAAGTAGAATTGTTAGGATTATTGGAGAACGAATAATTTAGAAATCTTTTAAAATATAATATATTTGTTTTATATATTATGTTTTCTCAATTAATGAATCAAGTTCAATCGTTTACAAATGGTACCAAAGAAGCCTCGTATGTAACTCCGAGTGGGCTTGGTTATGGCACAAATAATAAATACCCTGCCTTTCCGCCTTTAATGAGCGATGGGCGTGCCGTTACCGCCAGTTGGCAATCGGAAGCGACTGTAAATCAGCATCTAAAAGAGTCCAATAATATTCAAACAAATTGGCAATACAGAAGATATATGACACAAAACGCAGACAGTATTAGAGAGTATAATTTTAAAGAAAGCTGCAATGATACTGGTTATTATAAGCGTCCTATTGATATGTCCAGTATTAACAGTAATATGGTTCAACCTTTGAATAATCCTCATCTATATTCCTCTGTAGAAGACGAAACAAAACCGTTTGGACATATTGAAAGCGATTTAAAAACTCGTTATTTATCGAGAGAAGAATTGCAGTCCAGAAGAGTAGCTCCTTCCATTCATAAAGAACAAGTGTTGGACGCTACTGCCAAATAGGCTTCATATAAATATATCAGAATTTACAATATATTTATATCAAATTACACAGGTCTTTTCGGTGCAGGTGGCAACATTTCTAAAACATTATTCTTCTTGTTTAAATACTCATCTATATATGTGTTCAGCGTGTTTGATACTTTATTTTTTCTTTGTTCTGATGTTAATGTTGGATGATCGACGATCGCATTTGTATTTAATACACTAATCATATGTCTTGCATCTGTATAATTACGGGCTATCGCTATATTATGTAATACAGATTTTGAAGATGACTCTTTCATTTTATGTAACTGGGTCTCGGCCTGGTCAATATACATACTTTGCATCGCTGTATCCATTAAATTAAAGTCATTAATCCCCATCTTTTTTAAATTGGCTTCCAAAATTGGCATCGCCTCTTTTTGTATGAAAACTGTGGGAGGTAGATCAGATCTTGATTTACTTTTTGAAACAACCGGGGTGTGTGTAGGAACATTCGGAAGTGATTTAAAAATATCGCCGTCGTTTTTACTCCCACCTTTCTTATATTTTCTTGTTTTTATTTGTTTTGATTTCTTCATTTTTCCAGTCTTCTTTTTATTTTTGTGCGAAGAACCTCCCCAATGCCCAAGCTTAGTAAGTGCATAAAAATTTCGTCGAAGCTGGTCTCCAGAAAGCAATTTTGTATTTTCAGGACCAATAATTTCCATTTTTGACTGCACACCTAAATTATGTAAACTATTGGGCGGTAACATCTTTGAAGATTTCGATTTCGATTTAGATTTCGATTTATTTGATTTCGTGCCGCCTTTTGACGGTCTGCTGCCAAACCAACCTTCTTTTCTATTTTCAAGGGCTTTTTTGATACCCATCATGTCAATATCTTCACCCCGCTCATACATATTGGGGACATTGGGCGTGCTTTTGCTACGGAATTTGGCGGCGTCGCCCCATCCTTTATCATCATTTTTTAGTTTTTGTGCAACGCTGTTCATATTAAGATAGTTACTTTTAAACGGGGGAATAGGCGTATATGTTGTTTTTATCTCATTTCCTTTATGCCAAGTAATGGGAGAACGAGTAGGTGCAGAAATAGAGCGATGAGGTTGGCTTTGTTCTTGTAAATAATCAATACCATTGTTAAATATTTCGGTTATTTCTGCGTCAATGTCAGAATCTACTTCTGATGGGTTCATATTAACCGTTATTGGTTTAGTTGACATTTATATTATAATGATATTTTATCAAAAGATAGTTAAACAATTATCTGTTTGATCTTTATTGATGAGACTAATTAGTTTTGATGTAGGAATCAAGAATATGGCTTTTTGTGTTCTAGAATTGAAAAATAACGACCTAAATATTATCGATTGGAATGTTCTCAATCTACTAAATCCACAAACATTTATAGATAATAATTGTTCATGCAAAATAAAAGGTACTACGAAAAAACCAGAAAAAGTTTGTGGAAAAAAAGCAAAATACAAAAAGGAGAACTTTTTTTATTGTGAACAGCATGCTAAGTGTAATAAGGAGTTCATGATGCCTCAAAAAGACTACACTGAAAAGGTTCTCAAGAAAAAAAAGGTGGAAGAGGTGCTACAAATAGGCAAACAACATATGTTTTTTTTGGATAATATGAAGAGAACGAAACAAGAAATGATAGAAATATTACACAAACATTTTGAAAAGAAGATGTTAACTGTTATAAAAAAAGAGAAGGTTCTCAATGCAGGGGATACAGATCTAATCACTATTGGTAAAAATTTGAAGACGGAAATGAATAAATTGGATTCCATAGAAGATATTGATGTTGTCTTTATTGAGAACCAAATTTCGCCGATAGCAAATAGAATGAAAACAGTTCAAGGCATGTTAGCCCAGTATTTTATTATGAAAAATGAGGATATTAACATAGAATTTGTATCATCCAGTCATAAATTGAAACAATTTGATACGGATAAAAATAATTATAAAGAAAACAAACAGAAAGGAATAATCTTTAGTAATAAAATTATGGATGTAAATGAGAACTTTGAGAACTGGAAATCAAAATTAAACACGACGAAGAAAGATGATTTAGCCGATTGTTTTTTGCAAGGATTATATTACTTTATAAGAGAAAAATATATATATTATGCGGATGATTTAAAAATAAAAATTGTATAAATATCATAACTATGGAAGTAATTGATATTGGCATTGACAACTTAGAACCCATTTCTTCTATGAAAGAAGTGAAATCTTCAAATGTTAATTTCGGTCCTGGAATTGAATTACTAATGAATGACAAAGCTGGAAGTTCGAAAGATCCAGTTAATTTAAATTTAGACGATATTGATAATTTAGAAAAAGAAATGAACGATTTGTCTACCTCTATTGATTTTAATACACCTATTGCACCCGAAAGGGATAGTTTGTTTTCTAACATAGAGCCCAGAGTAACAATTAATGAAGAATTAAATGATTCCAATTTGGGAGCTGCTACGAAGGATACTTTAGGAAATACGAGCACTTGGGATGGATTTTCAAAGATAAACGAAGTTCCGACAGTAAAGGCAAGTTCAGGACCTAAATTATCAGAAAGAGAAATGAGAAGAAAAAAGAGACATATGATTAAGAGACTTGAAGATTGGCATAGCAAAAAAATGATTAACAATTACTCTCAATTTACAATGGAGTCTGATTTTGACGAAGTAGAAGATGAGTATGAAACAGCATTAGAAGATAAACGAAAGAAAGATGCTGTAAAATTGCAGGGATGGTGGTTTATGACATTTGTAAATTCATTAGAATATGGCAATGCAGTATTTGATCCATTTGGATTGAATTTAGATGGATGGGGAGAACAAGTAAGCGAAGATATCGATAGTTATGAAGAGATTTTTGGAGAACTTCACGATAAATACAAGGGAGGCAAATTAGCACCTGAAATTTCACTGTTATTGAGAGTAGGATTTAGTGCAGCTGTTTTGAATTTTTCGAATAAAGCATTGTCATCTGCTGCGCCTGGGTTTGATGATGTAATTAAACAAAGTCCTGAGTTGATGAAAATGTTTACACAGGCAACTGCTGATACTATGAGTAAAAATTCAAGTGCATTTGAAACAGCTAATCAATTTATGCAAAGTAATCCTGGCCCCAGAGGACCTCCTCCACCAGCCCCTGTGGAAACAAAGAACCAAGCTCCTCCTCAACGACCTGGAATGGTATACACGGAACGAGCTTCTAACCGTCCTGATATTGAGGCAGGGAGGGGCGCTATGTTTCAAGAAAAAGGCGTTGATATAAATAATTTTGAATCCGCAAATGCACAGCCCCGAAGTGTAAGACCAAGTCGCCCTGAAATGAAAGGCCCTCAAACAACTGAATTAGATGACATTTTATCAGGATTAAAGACACGAACCATCAATCTCCAAGATAATGCTCCTTCTGGAAACGAAAATGAGTCAGTAATTTCGGTTACTTCTATTAAAGACTTAGAAAACAACAAAATGCCTAAGAAATCAAAAAAGAATAACTCATCTAAAAATATTATTTCACTCGATATTTAATTTTTCGAATATACAACTAACTATTTGTTAGTAAATATATATAAATATGTTTACTAATTATGCTATGTAAATGAAGACAAATATATATATAATTTCATTATTTTTTTATAATTTGTTTTCTGTTGATATTCTTTAACTCTTTGTTTTTGTGCTTCTTTATGCTTTTCATAATATACCTTACTACTTGCTGGTGCTGTATATTTTTTGAGATGCTCTTTGGTTGCTTGAAGTTCTGTTTCTAAATTGGAAATATGTTCTTCCATTTCTTTTATTTTTCATCCTTATCCATTACGATACTATACATAATAAAAAATATTTATATAATTTTTATTATAATTGTTTCAAAAAACGGCGTTTTACACATTTTCTCATTTAAAACGCTCATTTTATAAAAATATATTTATATTATATGAATGAATACACATTCCCCTTTAATACTTGTGAAAAACCCAAAAAAAATGGAATAGCACAACCATATTCAGCATTATTTAATTTAATAAACTGTGTAATTATATTCTATTTTTTATTGAAGACGAAACAAAAATACACATTTATATTATTGTTTTCAATATTATGCTTTGAATTGTTTCACGCCTTTTCTCATATACTTCATATTCAAGGTTCTATTCAAATAAATATAACACATTCGCTTACATATTTTATGAATTTGGCGTTTTTTTATGTATTTTATTGTTATACAAATAAATCACCAAGTTATGAGTTTATGTTTTATTTAGTAGCATTAATATCTTTTGATATATATTCTATTTTTAATTTAACTATAATTTATTATTTGTTAAGTCAATCAGCTATTTTTATTTCACTATTATTATATTACTTTCCGTTATTACCAAAATTTATTCAAACTAGTGTATATCAAATCATATTTTTTGTCTGCGTTATTATACTTTTATTTTTGAATGAAAAATACAATTGTGAAAAAATGCTAAAAATATATCCATATTTTCCTTATCACATTTTTATTGAAACAATTGGTATCATATTATTTTATATTATTTGTAGTAATTTTTATAAATTATAATATATTTTTATAAAATGAGCGTTTTAAATGAGAAAAGGTGTAAACCTTTGAATATTTAAAACGCTGGTTGTTCTTGCTGTTCTTGTTCTTGCTCTTGTTGTTCTTGATTATTTTCATATGTTGTATTAGATTGGTTTGTTACAACATATTTTTCAATATCATCTGGACGTAATACAAAATTTATATTTTGAATACGTTGTAATTCATTGTTAC